GTTGCGGTTTGCCCCCTCGAGGCCTAAGCCTCATCCACACCTATTAATATGGTGTGGTCCACCGGCGTTTTATGCTGACGGTGCCGGACCGTGGGCTTCTCTTCAAATGTTCGCTATCTACAGATTGCTGACCCTCCGAGGGTCTTCTTTCCATATTTAGAAAACATTTGAGTAGGGCAGACCAGCCCTTTAGAACGTCCTTTCGGTACACCGGTGAAGCAACATAGGTACGAACTTCGTATCTACAGAGCTTCTTATTCCAGCGATCCTTAGAATATTCTTTAAGGTAGCTGATCCACCCTAAACCAGGCGAATTCTCTCGGATAGTCGGCAGAATGCCAACGACTGATTCTACAACTGATTTCATGTAGTCAGCCGTTCTCCAATAACCCTTCTTATAGAAGTGGTTACGAGTTTCTACCCAAGAAATAATTTGCGTGGCCTCACCCCTGTTACTGGGACGTACTTGGCGTATATATGTTGGTGTAACACATTCGCCCATGTACGCGTCCATACCACAAGACTCTCTGAAATTACCATTCCAGAAAGACTTATGTGCATTGACCTTGCAATAAAAACTAGTCAAGGTCTCAGTAACAGCATCCACCTCATTTACGGGGATAATTATATCATCTCCGTAAATGTAGACCTTCCGTGACATCTTATAGATATTACGGAAAGTAACAGGAAGCTTGTACTTCTTAAATAGAGCCGTTAGTATTACACTAAAGAAATACATCGACTCTATCGGGAAGCACAGAGCGGATCCCATGGACGCAAATTTCTTCAAGTGAATTATTTCACCTGATGGCATTTGCGCAGCTTTGCTCCGACATGCCAAGGCCGCATCCCTAACATCAGGATTGCAGTCCAGCATGAGGGACACGAGAGACAGCGGTACGCGGTCGCTCGCAGAAGACAAATCTAATGTTGCCATTAAGGTGTCTTCTGAAGCTTTAATAGCTAACTTCTGATTAATTGATTGGTCGCTAAAATTTATATGACCACCAGTTAATTTTGAAGTTTCTATCGAGCGTATGATACGCTCAGATAGGGCCTGTTGTGCATACTGCATACAAACAGGCTCGATCGCTATTATCCGTGGTCCTTTCAGAGTCTTTGGAACGCAAACTATCCTTACGGGTAGCTCTTGTTCCTCAGGGACATACTGCACGGTGTTGAGACCATCTGTATCATCTGTAGCGTGTTCTAAACTCGCCATTAGATAGATATCAGAAGGAAAGAAC